GGGACTAAACAGCACAGACGGAAAACTTTACTACAACACTGGTTCTGCTATTGCAGTTTTAGCTGGAGCAGGTGGAGCAGGTATTGCAGGTGGTTCTAATACCCAAGTTCAATATAACTCTAGTGGCTCATTGGCTGGTTCTGCCAATATGACCTTTAACGGCACTAGCTTAACTTTAGCTAATGACGCTTCTATATCAGGTCTTACTGTTGGTAAGGGTGGTGGTAGTAACGCTAATAATACGGCTGTTGGGGGTAGTGCATTAGCCTCAAATACAACCGCAGTTCAAAACACAGCATTTGGTTATTATGCTTTACAAGGAACAACTTCTGGTGGTAATAACACAGGATTAGGTTTTGGTGTTGCTTTTAGAAATACAACAGGCACAGATTTAGTGGCAATAGGAAACTATGCCCTTCAAAATAACACTACTGGAAGTTCTAACGTAGGAATTGGTTCAAACGCTTTATCACAAAACACCACCGCATCTAATAACACAGCAGTAGGTTATCAAGCTGGGTACTCCACTACAACTGCTGCAAATAACTTGTATGTTGGTTATCAAGCTGGCTATAATTTAACAGCAACTAGCGGTGGAAATTCATTTATTGGAAGTGGTGCTGGATTTACATTTAATTCAACAAGCAATGGATTTCATACATTTTTAGGTTTTAATGCAGGATATAGCACAACAACAGGACTAACTAATACTGGTTTGGGTGCTTATGCTCTTTATTCAAACACTACCGCATCTAACAACACAGCAGTAGGTTATCAAGCTGGTTATAGTAATACTACTGGAGATGTTACAGCTTTTGGTTATCAAGCTGGTTATTCATCTACTACCGCTACAGGCATTACATTTGTTGGTTCTTTAGTAGGCAAAAACAATACAGCAAGCAATAACACTATTGTTGGCGGAAATGTCAATGGTGTATTAAATCCTGCTTTTTACGCCAATACAACAGGAAATGATAATGCTGGTTTAGGGAATGGTGTTTTATCCAGCAATACTACAGGCGCAAACAATACCGCTATTGGTTCTAGAGCATTAGCATCTAATTCAACAGCATCTAATAACACAGCAGTAGGTTATCAAGCTGGATATAGTGGAACAGTCGGTAATGGTAATGTATATTTAGGAAACCAAGCTGGTTATTCTAATAACGCTTCAAACGGAAACTACAATGTAATGGTAGGTTCGTACGCTGGTTATTCTTCTACAGGATACGGAAATACTTTTGTTGGTGGTAATGCCGCAACTGGTAATGGTGCTGGTTATGTCATGACCTCAGGTTACAAAAATACTATTCTTGGTGGCTATTCTGGCAATCAAGGCGGTCTAGACATCCGTACAGCAAGTAACTACATTGTGTTATCTGATGGTGATGGTAATCCTAGGGCGGTGTGGGATAGTTCTGGAAATTTCTTAACATCTGGTGTCGTAGTTGCTGGAACTTGGGGTAATGGTGGTTTTGGTACACAATATAACGGAGGCGGTTCATTTTCGGTAACAGGTCATGGAAGTGGAACTTCTAGTGGCACAGCTTATGCTTATTTTGACTACAATAATTCACCAATTGGTTCTATTACTCAAAACGGCACTACTGCTGTAGCATTTAATACTACTTCAGATTATCGTTTAAAAACTGATGTAGCACCAATTCAAAATGCTTTAGCTACTATTGAAGCACTTAATCCAGTTAGCTTTACATGGATAGATGGTCGTAAAGATGATGGCTTTTTGGCACATGAAATTCAAGAAGTATTACCTAATTGCGTAACTGGTGAAAAAGATGCTGTAAACGAAGATGGCACACCTAAATATCAGCAAATGGATAATAGCGGTGTAATTCCATTCCTTGTTAAAGCCGTTCAAGAACTCAACACCTTAGTAACAACCCAAGCAGCCGAAATTGCGGCACTCAAAGCTAAATTAGGAGCATAAAAATGGCAACAACATACACAACAACTATTAACTCGATGTTCACAGTAAACACACCTAACCCTGATTATGTGGTTAATGTGTTATTTACTGTATCTGGCACAGACGGCACTCACACTGCCTCTATTGACGGCAACATTCAGTTCGCACAAGAAGCTAAAGAGTCAGGATTTATTCCTTATGCTAACCTCACCGAGCAAATCGTATTAGGTTGGATTAACGAAGCTACTGATAATCAAGCAAATTACTATGCAAATATTGATGGTCAAATTGCCTCAATCGTAAACCCACCAGTTAGCCCACAAAACACACCGCTTCCTTGGGCAACACAAACAGCAGCTTAATAGGAAACCACTATGTCCCTTACTGAAAATCTCCTTGCATCCATCCAAGCCGAGTTAGATGTGCTCAAAGCCACTGAGGCGGCTCCTGCTCCAACACCCGAGCCAGCACCCGTAGTAGTCCAGCCAACCCCAACTCCAGCCCCCGCTGTTGAAGATGATGCCAATGTGCCTCCAGTTATTCGTTTTGCTAGAGAACAGGCTCGTAAACTGCAAGGTAAATAAAAACAATGAACGAGATGGACCCAATCAAAACCGCAAGGGAGCTTGCTACCCATGCCAATGACATTGAGCACCTACAAGCCGACATGGACAAGATGATTCAGGAGATGAAAGAGATCAAGGAGTGCATCCAAGCCATCCAGAAAACCTTAGCTGAGGCTCATGGTGGTTGGAGACTGCTACTCGGCATCGGCGGTGCTGCGGCTCTTTTAGGTGCCATTCTGGCCAATCTGTTCCAAGGCTTTTTGAACAAATGAAACGAGTCAGCAAGATCTTTAATGATCTGCTTACCGGTGAAGACAACAAGACCCACGACATTGGCCGTTGGTCTTGGATGCTCTCACTTTTGGCAGTCATGTTTGGTGCGGGCTATGAAATGATTGAAAACAACATGCCAGCACTAAAAGACTTTGCTGAGGCTGTTGGCATCATCGCTGGCGCTCATGGTGCGGCTGTAATGCTTAAACGGGACGCAGAACCTCATGTGGAAAACCCTCCTAACTAACCTCACCAGCCTAGCTGGTGGTATTTACATCTACCTCATTGTGGCTGGCGCATCTAGCATAATTGCTGGATATGGAGCATATAGCTGGACATCGGACTACTATATTGCTAAAATAGAAAAGTCCAATTTAGAAGCGGAGCAAAAAGTTAATGATATACAACAACAAGGCGACCGTCTGGTTGCAGATTACGTTAAGCAAATTGAACAACTGGGTGATGTCAATGCCAGTCTTCAGCAACAAATTTCTAGTACGGTACGTTTTAATAACAACGGTACTTGTGCTATTCCTAATGCTTATGTTAGGTTGTACAACGCAAGTGCAACTGGTCAAGCCTCAGCCCCCAGCAGCCTTGATGGAGCCCCCACCTCCCTTGACCTTGCTACCATCCTCAGCGTCGCAGCTGAAAACAACTCCAAATACCTCAAAGTAGCTCAGCAGCTTAGAGAACTTCAAGCGTTCGAAAACGCCAAGTAATCCCCTTAAAAAAGGAGCTGTATGAATAAAAGGCTATTTTTAGCTATTTGGTTGTGCACGTTAATTTGGGTACTGCAAAACACCCCAATAATGCAAAATGTGGAACAACAAATCGTGGCTATTACAAAATCAACATTTGACTTTATTACCCATTTTGAGGGTAAGCGCAATCAGGCATATCAAGACTCAAAAGGGCTTTGGACTATCGGAGTAGGCCACCTCATTAAATCCGATGAGCAATACCTATTGCACGCCACCCTAACAGATCAGCAAGTAGAAGACCTGTTTAAAAGCGATTTAAAGTGGTGTGACGAAGCCGTTAATGAATCGATAAGGGCACCCCTTAACCAGCACCAATACGATGCCCTGTACAGCCTATGCTTCAATATTGGGGCAGATAATTTTAAACGTTCCGAAGTAGTACACCATATTAACAATCTAGACTATATGGCAGCTGGTAATGCCTTTTTAAATTGGAGTAATCCTCCCGTTTTAAAGACTCGCCGGCAAAAAGAAAGAGAACTGTTTTTAACTGCAATTTAGGGCATTTTTTGCCCTATTTTTGCATAAGTAGTATTAGGAGCTGATCACTCCCCAATTCAATTAACCTCGAGGATATATCATGGACGGATTTAAATCATTACCCAAAATGCAATGCTTCAAAGAAGGCAAGCAAGTTAAAGCAATGTGTGGCGGTGGCTCTTACAAAAAAGGCGGTAAAGCTGAAAAGAGCGACATGGAGCAAGATAAGAAGCTCATCAAAAAAGCATTTAAGCAACATGATGAAGCTGAGCACGACAAAGAGCCAACTGAGATCAAGCTCAAAAAAGGTGGTCGTTCTAAGAAAGATTGCGGAACCGTTCGTAAGTATAAAGAAGGTGGTGCAATTGGTGTTTATGGCGCTAAGAAAAAATCTGGCGATTTAGATAGCATTGAAAAAGCCAAAGACATCAAACCAGCTAAAGCAGACGCTCCTTCCAAAGCAAGCGAAAAGCCAGCGTTGCGTGGCTCTGATGTAGAAAAAGAAAAGAGCAAACCAGCTGGTCACAAAGACCCATATATTAAAAGCAAAGAATCTGGTAAATCTGCTGATGCCCCATCTGGCGCTAAAGAAATGCCAAATAAATATGCCGAGGGTAAATCTGTTAACCCATTTGGTGGTACTGATGCAAAAATGGGATCTGGTTTATCTAGCTTAATGAAAAAGAAATCTGGCAAGAAAGTTTGCTAATATGCCAAGCAAATCACAATCGCAAGAACACTTGATGGCTGCTGCGGCACACAATTCTAAGTTTGCAAAAAAGGTTGGTGTGCCAACTAAAGTAGCTAAAGAGTTTAACAAAGCCGATAAGGGCGTTAAATTAAAATCCTTACCTAAGCGTGTCTCTGGCCGCGGGAGATAATTTTGGCTTATAGTGGAACCACTGGTCAAACACAAATCAATGTTGACCAATTAATCTCATATGCATTTCGTGATGCTGGTAAAACGGCAGAGGAGATGACACCTGAGTTAATTGGTACAGCTAAGCAAGCTCTGTTTTACAACTTGCAAAATTTGTCTAATCGTGGCGTTAATCTGTGGTTATTGGAAAACCAATTGTACGGCGCTTTAACAGCACAACAGCAATTAGTTTTACCAAAAACCACGATTGATGTGCGTGAAGCAAACTGGGTTTATATTATCAATTCTACAGCGGCAGAGTATTTGCCAGCGGATAATCCAGAATCGCCAGCGGTGTTTGCTCAAAACATTAATTTGGTATCCACTTCAACCGTTAGTGAAAACTATTTTGGACTGCAGTACCAAGGCTCTAATCCAGTGTTCTATGTTGGCTTTAATGCTTATGCACCCGCTGGTGAAACGGTAACATATAACTTTGCTTACGAAGTATCTAATGATGGGATTAATTGGACAACTGTTCAGCAATTCCCATCGATTACCATGACTGATAAGCAGTGGCAGTACTATAACATCAGTACTACGCCTCCTTATCTGTATTACCGTTTGCGTGAGACTGTAGCTCCTACATTCTCCATTCGTCAGATTGTATTTTCAACTAGCCAACAAGTTATTCCATTAGCTCGCTTAAATCGTGATGACTACTGGAATTTACCTAATAAGCAATTTCCATCAGTTCGTTCACTGCAATACTGGTTTGATCGTACGATTGAGCCTTCTATGTATTTGTGGCCAGTACCAAACAATGACTTCCAAATGTTCCAATTAGTTGTGGAAGTACAGATGCAAGATGTAGGTTCACTAACTAACCAAATTTATGTGCCAGATCGTTGGCTCAATTGTGTACAAAAGCAATTGTCTCATAGCTTGGCATTACAATTACCACAAGTGGATATGCCACGTATTCAGTATTTGGAGTTGCAAGCTGAAAAAGCATTCTTGCAAGCTAGTGAAGAAGATCGTGATAAGTCACCAATTTATTTCCAACCCAACGTGTCATACTACACCAGATGAACACTTCTTTGTATTGGATCCACCATAAAGACCATACTGACATGTTTAGTCAGGGGTATATTGGTGTTTCTAAAAACATCGAAGCTAGGTGGTTTAGGCATAGCAAATATTCTGATAATCAACATCTTAAAGCAGCGATTAAAAAATATGGTTGGGACAACCTTATTAAAGAAGTTGTTTTAATTGGGGAAGAAACATATTGTTACGATTTAGAAACAAAAATTAGACCAGCCAAACAAATTGGGTGGAACATTGCTGAAGGTGGTGCAAAACCGCCTGTGTCACAATATCGCGGAGATAATTACGTTAGTCCTCTTAAAAATAAGTCAAGAAAAACTCCTTGGATGTTCGGACGTAAAGTATCCGATAAAGAAAAAAAACTTGCTTCTGAACGTAAAAAAGTAAAAGTTAAATACAACGGTATTGTTTATGACAGTTTTACCGCACTGGCCAATTTTTTAGGATTAAAACACGCAACCCTTGCAAATAGGATCTATAGAAATGCCAAAAAATATGGCTATGAGGTTTTAAAATGAGCGTAATCATGACCTACGATTCGCTGGTGCTCAATATCCAGCAATATATGGAGCGGGATGATGCTGACTTTATTGCTCAGATCCCTAACCTCATCGCTTTGGCGGAGTCATCGATTGCTGCCGAATTAAAAACCTATTTGCAGTTAATTGTTGTAGAAACCAGTTTAGCAACTAACCAAACTATTTTAAATAAACCAGCTCGTTGGCGTAAAACGGTTTCTATGAAAATTAATGGTGAGCCTATTTTGTTGCGTAGCCAAGATTATGTATCGCAGTATTTGGCTGAGTCTAGTAATGGTCAGCCCTTATATTATGCTGACTACGATTATAGCAACTGGAATTTTGCCCCAAAACCAGACGCCACTTATCCAGTGGAAATTATTTACTTTGCTGAAATTCAGCCATTGGATGCTAATAACCAACAGAACTTGTGGACTCAAATTGCTCCACAAGCAATGCTTTATGGTGCTTTGTTACAAGCCCAAGGTTATTTAAAAGCTTTGGATAAGTTGCCAGTTTGGAAACAATATTACACTGATGCACTTAACGCACTCAAAAAAGAAGACAACTCTCGTCGTGTGGATCGCAACACTTCGGTTCAGGAACCTTAATATGTCAGTTTGTGTATATTGGATTCGCCATAAAAGCCACAAAGGCTACACATTTAAAAGGTTAGAAAAATAATGTCAACTCCCGTTTTTGTGAGCCCATTCACTGGGACTGTTGTTACCCCAACGGATGTATCCTATTATGCACTTTCTTTCAGTTCTCCCACACCACTCTATTGGCCATCTATTGTTAATCAAGGAGTTGGTGAGATACCTGCTGCTCGTATTATCGATTGCGTTTGTACTAGTGCTAACGCCAATGCTGCTATCATTACTTTACCAGAAGCAGATCAAGGCACGGTTGGCGCGGATATTTTGTTCCGCAACCTTGGCTCAAATACTTTTACGATTAAAGACTATACGGGCGCAAACTCCGTTAGCGTACCAATGGGCATTAGTAAGTATTTTTATCTTACTAATAATACAACTGCCGGTGGTGTTTGGAATAACGTCACATTTGCGGCTGGTACATCTTATGCAGATGCGGCTACTTTAGCAGGAGCTGGCTTAACTACTTCTAACGGTAAATTGGCCGTAACTGAAAACGTAGTCGATGTAACATCTTCTCCCAATATTACCGATGCAAGCCGTGGCGCTACTTTTAACTGGGGAGCTGGTGGTGGTACATTTACACTCCCTCCAGTACAAAATTTATCAGCTGGTTGGTGGATTGGTTTTAGAAATAGCGGATCTGGTTCATTAAACATCTATGCTACGACGCCAAATTTAATTAACGGCAATAGCGAAATTGTTGCTAATCCGGGCGATTCTGGTTTTATTTTTTACGATTCTATTAGTGGCGGGTTCATTACTGTTGGTTGGGTGGCCCCGTCAGCTGTTACTTTTAACTCAGCAACTTACGATGTTGATACCATAGTTGGCAATACGTTTAGTTTAGTATCTTATGCACCGATTATTCAGACTTATATTGCGCAATCTGGTACACGCACACAAAGTTTAGCAGTAACATTACCGGCCATTACCCAGATTTATATTCTGGTTAATAACACAAACCAAACTGGCTATAACATTACTTTCCAATGTCAAGGAAGTAGTCAGACACCTTTGGTATTGTCCGCTGGTAATATTTCTACAGTACTAAGTGATGGTACTAATTTATATGTATTAACATCATCAGCAACCGGCTTATTTTATGCTGCTAATGGTTCAGCATCATTGCCAGCATATTCATTTAACAATGATGTAACAAGTGGTATGTATTTAGTTGGTACAGGTGTTTTAGGTTTAACTGCAAATGGAACCGAAATTGTTAATATGGATGGTTCTAATCCATCGACTCCGGCAGTTAATGTGCTTGCTTCATTAAACGCCAAATCAATTGGCGGCGGGACATTCTAAATGGCAGCTGATAACGTTCAGCAAGATACATCGCAGTTTACTCGGATTTATACACTAGCAGTTCCACCGGGTATTAAGCGTGATGGTACTTATTTTGAAACCGATGAGTATACCGATGGTGTATGGTGTCGTTTTCAGCGTGGCGTACCTAAAAAGATGGGTGGCTATCGCTCAATCTTTACTAGCCTAGTTGGTATTTATCGTGGTATGGTGTCACAGCCATATAACGGTGTTAACTATATTTTTGCGGGTAACTATAAAGAGCTCGATGTATTTACCACCGGCACAACTTTTGCAACGGGTAGTGGCCCGTTCCCAGTTACCATTTTACCTGGCACAGCATTTGCTAATGTTACCTATGTAAACGCTACTGCATTTACCATTTCTGGAACCAGTAACGCTACATCATTTTCAGCTGGAAATACCGTTATATTCCAGCAAACCAGTAATGCAACTACATTTACCATCACTAGTTCACGGTATTCTGCAAACGCAAATGCTACAACAGTAACAGTATCTGGTGGCAGTCTTTCAAATACAATTAATACTGCATACTTAACTACCAGTGCAGTATTTACACCAGATGAATCTTATGGTCCGTTTACAAACGACTGGCAATTTGATACCCAGTTTAGCCCACAAGGCGGTCAGTTATCTGTATTTGCACACCCAGGTAAAAACTTAGTTAACATTGATAACGGTGTGCCGAGTCAAGTATTAGTTGGTAATATCACTCCTGGTGCTAACTACAGCTGGTCATTTACTGGATTATCAGATAGCCAAGGACAAAATCCAACATACAAGCCAATTAGCGTAGATGGTGGTGTTTGTGTATTGTATCCGTTTATTTTTGTATATGGATCACATGGATTTATTGCCAACAATAATGTCAATGGAACATACACCAATCAAAACTTTTACGATTGGAATGGTCCATTAGCCAACCAAGTAAACGTATCGGCATCTAAGATTGTAAAAGGTATGCCAATGCGTGGTGGTACTAATTCACCATCAGGCTTATTCTGGGCAACTGATAGTTTGATTCGTGTTTCATTTAATTCTGCTGGTTCTGGTGCATCAACTGTACCATCAACTTATTGGAATTACGATATTATTTCTAGCCAAATCTCAATTATGTCATCTAATGCTATAGTTGAGATGGACGGGGTTTATTGGTGGATGGGTATTGACCGTTTCTATGCGTATAACGGTAATGTGGTGGTAGTGCCAAATGATAAGAATGTAAACTACCTATTTGACAACATCAACTATGAACAGCGTCAAAAAGTGTGGGCAACTAAAGTTCCCCGTTACAATGAGATTTGGTTCTTTTATCCCCGTGGCACCGCTACAGAATGTACTGATGCTATTATTTATAACACCAAAGATAAAATTTGGTATGATGCTGGTCAAGCAGTAGGGGCGCAACGTTCTTGTGGATATACCACTGAGTTATTCCCCAACCCTATTTGGATTGATTGGAATTACAACCCCATTTATGGTACTCCACAAATTACCATTCAGCATCCAGCTAGTTTGCCAGTTGCTAATGCCAATCAGATTTATTTAGCTGGCGATCAAACTGCCACATTTAGTCCCGGCGATAGCTTGACTTTTTCGCAAAACTCAGAAGCCCCAACATATACAATTACTTCTAGTAAAAATATTTATAACACCACGGTTAAACCACCGGGTGTTACATTAATTACTTGCTCAACTAACTTTTCACCAACGGTTGTTATTGGTGAGCCGGTGTATTATGTTACTGGCGGATTTAATTTGTGGCAACACGAATACGGTCAAAACCAAATTGCTCTAAATGGTGAAACAGCAATTTATTCTAGCATTACTACCAGTGACATTAGTTGGATTTCTGGATCACCTGGTGCCAATTCACTGGTTGGTGTTAATCGTCGTATGCATATTCGTCGTATAGAACCAAACTTCTTGCAATCTGGTGAAATGTCCATGACCATTTTAGGTCGTAAATTTGCCAGTGGAGCTATGCAAGAGGATGAACAAGACTCTGGTCCATATTTCTTTAATCCAGATACTGGTAAAATTGACCTTCGTGTTGAGCACCGTTTGATTCAATTAAAGTTTGAGTCAAATACTCTTGACGGCAATTATGAAATGGGTAAACTGGTAATTACTGCTGAATATGGTGACGAGCGTCCATGACCAAGCGGGTATCGGTACAACAGTTTTTTCCTTGTGTTCCAGAGTTGATGAGCTGGGAAGACTGGAATGCAAACATGATTATTTATTATGGTCAAGAAAATGTTATGTTTGCCCCAGAAGAGAATTGGCAAGCGGCAGCTAAAAATATATCAGCCATGGAAATGTTTGGTTCTTATCCAGTACCAAGCCCAGATACATACGATGAATGGCAAGCTTGGGCAAAAGACTTTACACAAATAATTAACGGTCCAGCATATTGACAATTTAGCATAAATGTGCTAAGCTTGAAGTACCCTTAATTATTTTTTGATACCATGGACACATTACAAACATCTTATTATTTTTCTTCGGCAGTGCATTATATTGACAAGCCCGAATATTTACAAGCTGTTCGTAATGTGTTTAATGCTCATATAGAGCCACAGAAAAAACAAGTTAATGATGTATATCCAGTTATTATGACTGGTAATTTAGTACAAGAACCAACGCTTCAAGACTTTTGTAGTTTTACCGTTGGTACAGCGTGGAATATTCTTAGTGCTCAAGGATATGCCATGGATCATAAAGAGACTTATTTCCATTCTATGTGGGGTCAGTCACATTATAAGTACTCCAACATGGAAGAGCATATCCATAATGATGGAACGCAGATTGTTGGATTTTATTTTTTAGATGTTCCAGAGCGTGGATCTAGAGTGGTATTCCATGATCCTAGAACTGGTAAAAAACAAGCTGGTATGCTAGAAGCAGATAATAGCAAACCAACAGAAGCAACGGATTCATTGGTATTTGAGCCAAAAGCTGGTAGTTTTTATTTTACTAATGCTTGGCTACCACATTCGTTTACTCGTAATGGTTCCAATGATCCAGTGAATTTTATTCATTTTAACATTAATGTTCGTGATGTATCGAAGCCAGTTTGCAATAAGAAAGGCCCGATTATCATATGAAAAAGTATCTAATTCGTTTTAACCAAAGTAGAGGCACTGCTGGACGTGGTACTAAAAATCATGTTTGGCGTGTATTCGAAGATGGGCAAGAATATTTGTTTAAGCACTTCCAGCTTCATGTTCCTTCTTTTAGTGAAAAAGACGAAACCGCAGAAAATTGGAATGTGTGTTGTTACGGCTTGATGGAAATTGATAAAGAAACTTCTACAGCCATCATTAAACCCGATATGGAACTAACTAATTACGACGCAACTCAAGTATGCAAACCATGACCCCAACACAAATTGTTACAGCATATACTCAAAAACGAGGAACCGATCCTCGTAAAATTTTGCGTGCCATGAAAAAAGATGTGCATGATGGTACTGGTCTTGTTCTGCACACCAATAATTCAGTACTGTTTGTTCATCATATTGGTAATCAAGATGCTGAATTACATTTATTTTCTGAAGATTCTCCATTGCAATTAATGCAATCTTTGAAAGAGTTTATCAAACATATTCGTGATTCACATTTGCGTGCTGTTTATGGTCGTGCAGATAACGAAGGAATTGTTAGATTTTTAAAAAAGGCTGGTGTAGATGTTCAACCATCGGATAAATCAACATATAATTGGATGGCTTTAGTATGAGATTAAAATGTAAATGCCATCCTTCTTTACCCGCTAGAGCATTTCAACCCACTGGTGCTAGAGTTACTAGTCGACCTATTCCATTTGCACGTGCTATGACATTACATGGTTGTGGCGGAGGTGGTGGTGGTGGTTGTTGCTTTTTTAGTTGTGTTAGCAATACTGTAACTTGTTTTGTGTGTAGTGCTGTGAATGCTGTAAGTTGTACTATTTGTACAGTTGCTCAAACAATTGGTCAAGCTGGGGCCGCACTTGACTGTGGTGTTCGCAGTGTTGTTCCTGGTGGATGGACAACTGTTGCTGCTTTGGCTGCTACAGTATTAACCGCCGGTGCAGCATCGGGTGCATTGGCATCAGATCTTGCTGTAGAAAGCAGTGTTGCTATGGAAGATGGCTCGGTACTAACTACTTTTTCCGATGGCTCTACGGCCCTTACAGATGCCAGTGGTGCAACAACTTATACTACCGCTGGTGGTGATACTGTAGCATCAATTGATACTTCTACTTCAGCATTACCAAACGCTGATCCAAATACTGGATTAACTGCCCCATCAACCACATCAACACCAGGTTCAGATTCTATATTAAATCAACCCGATGTAGGAACTACTACACCAACTACTAGCCCAGTAACTTCTACTGGTGTTGCAACGGGAGCACCTACTGGTACAGTTGGTTCATTAAATCCAGCGTTGCCTTCTGCTGGATCATTACCAGGCACTAGTGTTGGAATGAATGCTAGTCTACCAGCAGATACTGTTTTAGGAACTGGTGCAGCAGGTCAAGGTTTGCCCGGAGTTTCATATGAGTTGGGTGCAAATGGTTTGCCAGCAACTAATGCTTTCGGTCAACCTATTGAAGCTAGTTCAGTTGGTTTGGGTGGTGTTCCAGCAACATCGGGTGGATTACCAACCCCAAGTTTAAATCAAGCCCAACAAGCTGCTAAAATATTAAAATCTGTTTTTGGTGGTGCTCCAAGTACTACAGGCACAAATACCCCGAAAGGTAATGTAACAGTTAGTGGATACCCAGCAACTTCAACTTCTAGTATCCCCTCTGGTGCATCTGTTGGCGTTACTCCTTTAGCCGCTGGAACCATGAAAGGCAATCCTACAACTTTAGGTGCTTTAGGTTCATTGGTTCCTTCAAATGAATCTGTTGCTGCAACTGAAGATTCTGCTCTATCCACAGCTTACAATCCATTATCTTTGCAAGAAATTCAAAATGCAAACACTGGCGGTCAGATGGTACCTCATTATAGTGAAGGTAGTGGAGTATGCGAGCCAGTTAAAGGCCCAGGCACATCACATGGTAATCCCAATCCTATTTCCATGAAAGATATGGGTATTAATTTAACTCATGGTTCTACCGCTCATCTTTATAAAAAAGGTGGCGAGGTACATGAACACCATCCAGAGTTTTATAGCGAAGGTGGTTTAAAAAATACTTATGTTAAAGGTGCTGGTGATGGTACATCGGATTCCATCCCAGCGATGTTAGCTAACGGGGAATTTGTTATTCCCGCTGATGTAGTATCGTCATTAGGTAACGGCGATAATGACAGTGGTGCCAAAGTATTGGATGAATTCTTAAAAACCATTCGTCAACATAAGCGTCGTGCAGATGCAAATCATTTACCCCCAGACTCAAAAGGTGCTTTGGGTTATCTATTAGAAGCTAAAAAGAAGGTGAAAAAATAATGGCTGGAACAACATGCTCTTCTGGGTTAAATAGCCTACTGTCGGGCTCAAAAGTCACCCAAACGACTTTACCCAATTGGTATACAACTGCCCAACAAAATTTAATTAATATGGCTGGTGTTGGTGCAGCAAACGCTCCAGCCAATATTGGACAGACTACTGCTCAAAATGCTGTAAACAAATTAAATGCTCCAACCAATGCATTTTCAACGGCAACTAATGCATTAGGATCTATTGCTCAAGGTGCTGCTAACCCATTTAGTTTATGTGCTTCTACTGGTCAAATGACCCCCAATACCAGCACTCCTTTAGGCGGTTTGTTTGCGGCTCAACGCCAACAACTATGTCAGCTATTGCCACAGACTATTGCTCCAGTTCAAGCTTGTAATATTGGTTCTGGTAACTTTGGTGGTTTGCGTAGTCAAACTGCACTTAATACTGCTAAAACCAATGCGTTTGATACTTTAGCGGCACAGCAAATGCAATCAGCATTGCAAAACCAAGCTGCTGGTGCAACCGCTGGTGGTGCTTTAGGTAATGTTGGAGCACAATGTATTGCTGCACAACTTAACACAGGTACGGCACAATTGAATGCGCCATTCTTACCAGCTTCAAACTATAGCAGTATTATAAACGCAATTAACGCACCTAAGACTTGCACAACTCAGTGCCAATTATCTCCGTTAACTGCAATTAATACTTTAGCTGGGACTCCAGCAGTATTATGTAAACTGGCAACTTCCGTAACTGGAACTGGTCCGGGCACATTGCGTGGATTATATTGCTCTTTATTTGGAGGTAGTAGTGCTCTTTGCCCAGTTCGTGCTGGTTGTACTGGAGCTGCTGTATTGTCCCCAGATAATGCTCAAACTGCACAAACAGCGGCAGACTATTATGGACCATCATATGATCCAAGCGCTGGCTGGTCAATCTAAGGAATAATATATGGCAAATGAAACTCCACAAAGCGGATTAGACGCATTACCAGCAAAACCAAAATCAGCGGCCGAGCGTACAGCTGAAGTATTAGCTGCTGGCCCAAGTACATCCAACATCTTGCAAAAAATGCAAGCTCGTGTTGACGAGTTAACCAGCCCATGGCATGGCTTTCAAAGTGCTTTGGATGACATGGTTGCTCGTGCCCGTAATAACCCAACGGATGCCCTGCGTCAGCGTGCTGAGCAAAAACAGCAAGAAGAACAAGAAATCCAAAACCTTGGATTAGGTCTTGCTAATGTGGACATGTTACGCCAGCAGTTAGGTGGCATTCGTGGTGGTTTACAAGCTAATGCTCCTACGCAAGGTCAACCAATGTCTATGGGGCAGAATCAAGGTCAAGCGCCACAGCAAAGTGAACAGCAAGATCCTAATGCGTTTAGCGGCTATAACTTTAAAGGTGTTCCATTATCTGTTTACGAATATCAGACATTAAAGAACTATTCTGATCAAGCAGATGTCTCTGGTTTTAACGCGGCATTTAAGGCAATCTCTGATATCCATAGTCGTGCCCAAGCTGAAAGTGCAGCTAACTGGGGTCGTTATGACACCGTTGATGCTGTAGTTAGCGGTACCGACATGAATGGTAACTACAAAAACTTCTCAGTTAAAATTCCTAAAGTGGATTTACAAAACTGGCAAGAAAGAGGAATTGTTCCTCCACAGCTCAAAGGTGTTTTGCGTGAACCTAAGATTCAGCCAGTTCAAGCTAAAGCTAATGGTGGTGCAATTCGTCAAATGGCTGTTGGTGGTGATCCAGCAGACGCTCCAGTTATGCCCGGCTCTGGTATGCAAAATAGTGCTTTAGATACTGCATTAAGCTCTATCATGGGTAGTGCAGAAGCCGCTCCTCCAGCACAAGGAAGAGTGAGTGTTTCCCCAGCCCCATCGATTGATTATTCTATGGATCCAGCGTTCCAAAAACAAGCCCAGCAAAGTGCTCTTCAGCAACAAGAGCAACAAAACCAAGCTGAGCTCAAATCCAAAGAAAAAGAGCGTGAAGAAGCTGGTCAGTTTGTTGGTAAGATTAGTTCAATGGCATCAAGCTTTGATGAGATTCAGCGTCGTGCTAATGCTATTATTGATCATGCTTCTAAGCATCCAGACGAGTTTGCTTACAAACAACAGACTGGCCCATATGCTTATTTGTTAGAGGGTGCTGGAGCTATTCCTTACGCTGGTAAACCTATTGAGCAAGCTTTGGAAGGTGTAAAAGAAAAAGTTAGCGGTCAAGATACTATTAATCGCCGTCAAGAAACCCAAGGTCATGCTAACTCATTAGGTATTGACTACACACAAGAGAAGTTCGGTGGTACTGGTGCTCGTATTGGTCAAGGCTTAACACAGATTGCTCAAAATGCTAAAAACGTTGGTATTGATAAGCCAGCGGAAGTTAACCTAGTTAATGCCTATATGATTTATGCAACTGCTGGTAAATATAAAGATTTAGCATCAGCTTGGCAAGATTATCAAAGAGCTAATCCAAAGAATCCAGATCCATTTGCTTTTCAGCAATCTCCTCAATATAAAGCTGTTGAAGACAAATGGGGTCTATTCTTGGATCAGAAGTTAAATGCTATCCGTAATGGTACGCCACCAGATGGCACTAAAGATACGGATGCTAAAGGTAACGAAATTATTTGGCAAAATGGTAAACCAATGCGGGTTAAACAATGAGCGGAGAAGTTCAATACGAAGAAGTACCTCAAGAAGATCTACACGACCACCAACGCTTCTTTGTTAATAAAGAAAAAGAAGCACCATCTTGGGAAGGTGGCGCAACTGCTTTGGCAGCTAAAGGATTTTATAAAGGTGCTCCAGCTGCAACTCGTGCTGTTATAGATCGTATTAAAGGTCCGAGTGCTTCTCAAAGTACACAGCCTCAAGCTTCTGTAACTGTTGAAGCTGGTCCAACTGAACCTGCTACGCCATACAGTACTTGGAATCAAAAGTTAGCTGGTAATGCTGCCCCTGGTTCACAGATGAACAAGCGTTCATTGGATATCAATCAGCGTATGATGGAAACGATTGGCCCTGGTGGTGAGTTTGCTGGTGGTGAAATTCATGGTAATTCCATCCTATTGCCACCCAATATGAAACCAGCAACCACTCCAACCCAGATGGCTCCAGAAGTTGCTGAAGAGCTTCGTGGTTTGCTTACCCCAACTGAGCGTGCACTGCAAGCTGTTCGTGGCATGGGTAGCAAAGCAATGCCTTATTTAGAAAAGGCAGATCCATATTTAAGAGCGGCTGGTTTGTTTGGTGCTGGTACAACTGGCATGGAAGCTATGAAGCGTTTCCGTCATGGTGACTATGGTCGTGGTGCACTAGATTTGATTGGTATGGCTGGAGCTACTGCGGCATCTTTACCAGTTAAAAATCCATTAACGACCATTGGTGGTGCTGGTGTAGCACTATCGGCTGAGGCAATTAATAAACTGTTAGATCAGTACTATGGCCGTGAATATGCGGCTGGTGGTCAGATTGCAGTTGCAACTGGCGGTTTAGTTTCTCTGGACTAATTCATGGCTGACGATATTGCTAAAATGAGAGCCGCCCTAACGGACGGCGCTTCTGTTTCTGTAACTGGTGCACCATCTAATTTTGACAATGCTCAAGCAATTGCGCAAAGTCGTTCTTTGCCAGATCTTTCCACAGCATTTAAACCGATTGAGGCATTATATCAAAACATGCCTGGAGCTGCTTTAGTTCAAGGTATTATTCCTACTTTAGAGTTTCCGTTTCAAGTAGCTGGGTCAGCTTTATACGGTTTAGGTAAACAGATTTTTAATCCGTCTGATGCAAATTTTGACCGAGATACAACTAAAGCAATGCAAGCATTGCAATACACCCCTCCTACCCAAGCTGGTAAAAATGTAGCTAATACTATAGCTCAAGCTCCAGAGGCAATCACTGGCTCTTCTATGCCAATTAGCCCATTACCAGAAATATGGAATAACCCACCTCGTTTTACTCCCGAAGATTTGCGTGCTGGTGCTACATCAGCTATTGCGGATGTGCGTAATTTCCCTATGGATTATGCTAACGCCAAGATGGGTTTACAGCGTGAGTATCCTACACTGGGGTCTCGTGCCGCTGGTGTTACTGATACTGCTACAGCTATGGCTAAACCATTGGCTGAGATAGCTTACAACCAAGTTATGGAAAATGGTAACATCAAGATGCCCGGTGGTCTACCAGATATTCCAGTTTATAACTATGCTGTCAAACCAAAGGGTGGTAACTGGCCAACTAACTTGGGAAGCACCATTCCGTTGTCTGAACAAAGCTCACTTGGTAAACATTTATCTATACTTCAAATAGATGATCCAGTTAAAGCATTTGTAAAACAATTTGAAAAACATCATCCGAGTATTTTGGATAATTATAGATTGCAACAAGCTTGGGAAGAATTTTTAAATGAATATGGTCTTAAAAAAGATCCTGAATTTAACAATTATGTAGGCAAGAATCCGAGGGTTTTAGAATTAACAAAAGAAGCTGCTAATGAATTTGCAGAAAAATTTAATATTGGAGCAGAACAAGCTGGTAACAAAAAATTATACACTCCAGCTCAAATTGAAGAAATGGCACCGCACTATAATGCTTGGATAATGGGGCCTTATCAAAAATATATTACCAATCAAATGGGTACTGGTCTTGAAACAGATCCTATGTTAAAAACCCTTGATGAAGCCAATGTTCCAATTTCAAATTTCTTTAATCAAAATGGTCGAGAAATTAAAGGTTTATTTCCAGAAGTTAAACCACTTACCGAAACACAAGCAAGTATTATTGAACATGGTAGAGAAAGTGCTTTAAGAAAATATAGAGATACTAACCAAAATTTATTAAACACAAATATTGGTAAAGAGACTGCTTTAACTCCTAGTGGAAAACGCATGGAAGCAGATATAGATAGATCTTTGTATCCTAGAACATTTGCCTATTCTAAATTTGATGATCCAAAATACCCCGCTGGATCAAAATTAGAAAGATATTCTGTTGTTAATGATTTAAATCATTATGATGTAGAAGAAGGAACTGGTCTTCCTGCTGTTAGAAAAAGAGTACTTCATGATTTACTTCAAGGTAAATTACAACCAAAAGATTTACAAAAAGCTTTACCAGCAAATATTCTTCAAAAACTAATTGATGAATACAAATTTGCGCAAAAAAGCAAAGAAGCTGTTGAACAAGCTAAAGATGATTGGCGTAAATCTCGTTTTGAAAGTATTCAATCTGATGTGCCATATGACGATGGTTCTAAAATGCATATTATTAGACCCGAGGATGTTCAAACAGACACTGGTAAAAATTTAGCACTTCGTGATTTAGGTTTAAGTACAATTGATTTAAAACAATGTATTGGTGCTGGTTGTCGTAATACTCCAGATTATCCAACTCCAGAATATAATCATGGTCCGTATATTGAGCCGCATACTGGTAAAGTAGTTAAGGGTGCTGATCCATATGAACAAACTCATGCTAGACGTTATATGGATAGATTGGAAAGGGGTAAAGCTGAAATTGCCCGTTTACTTGATCCTAAAGGTATTGCACAAGCTAGTGTTGATATGCACTATGAAACACCTCGTAAATTAAGTGATTCTGACAAAATTCATGCCATCGGTATTTATTTGGAAGACAATAAACCAGAATTTGCAAAAGAGTTTTTTGATAATTTAGCTAACTTTGGAAAAACTCGAGCTATCGAAAATGCAATTCAATTACATCCAGAAATTGCTGACTTAATTGCTCAAAGGGAAAAACCCTATCATAAATATATTGCAGAAATGAAAGGGTATGATAATCAAGAAGTTAAACCAGAATATGTACCACATATGGTTAAATTTCTTAATCAACATGCTGATCAATTAACTGATGTTCGTGATTTTAAAAATTTGCCTGGTGCTCATGATATGAATAATGCTTATGACACAGTAGGTAAATTAATTGATAAACATCCTCATTGGGATGCAGATACTGTTGAAAATTTCTTCGATGACATCGAAGCTAATAAATTACTTCCAAGGTTTTTTACAGATGAAGATTTTGCTTTAAAAGCAACTGATAGGGGTATTGATTTATCTGCTCCACCGAAAAAATCAAATAATTCACCAACATTGGCTCAAGAAGCTTACGAAAAATTAAGTTTAGAACTTCGTAGAACATACGAAGAAGATTATTTACGAGAGTTTGAAAACGGAGATGAAAATGTTATCCAATCTATCATTAATGATGTAGATTATCATCCAGATCAATATGGTTTAGGTAAATTTGGAGAACATACTCGCCAAATGGCTATTGATAAATTGGTAAGAGAAGGTTTACATAATCCAAATAATGAACCAGATGAACAAGATCATGTTAATGCAATTAGGCAACGTGCTTATGAAAATGCCAGTGAAATGGTTCGTGGATTATATACTACTGATTTTTTAAGAAGATTGTATGAAGGTGATATGGACGCTAGACAATCTATAGTAACCGATATGGTAGCCTCTCCACGAACCTACGGCTTAACAAACTATTCGCCAGCGGCTCGTAATGCTGTTATTGAACGAATAATGCAAGAAGGGATTTTCTGGCCACACGAAAATCCCCGTGAAGAGTAATCACTTCCGATAACGCTTACCTACCCAACCTTCCGCAGCAAGCGGAAAATCTTTAGCCCACTTAGGCGGTGTGGTCATTAGTTTGACCACACGATCTAAGGCGGTTTGCGCCTGATGTTCATCCACCAACATGAGGACTTCATCATGGATCAAGTTAAGCACCTCAAAGCCATTCTTTTCCAGCAACAAACAAGCCTCGGCCAGCATGTCACGCGCGGTCGCTTGAACAGCGGATTGAAAGATACTGCTACCAATCAAACTATTGCGTCCCCATTTGCGGGTGAAAGTGTTTTGATTAACGACGGTGATGCCTTCTCTCATGTCACCCCATGGTGTCAATTGATCCTCGACCTTGGGATCCCGCCAGCAAATAAACCGACCACTCGGTAGTTTCATCCACAACACATCTTTAGATACCATAAAGCGAAGCTTACTGACTTCTTGCATTTCATCTGGATTACGAATAGCAATGATCGCAGCATCTTGGCATTCGTACCAAAACTCTTTAACTCTAAAGTAATCTGAACGATAAGCGTTCACTGCTTTTTGACTTTGCAGTTCAGTCAACTCCACACCCATCCCTTCAGCATACGCCACCAATCCCTTAGCACCTTGGCCGAACATACAGCCAAGCACAGCCGACTTGGCTATTTGTCTTTGTTCTTTGGTGACTTCTTCGTAGGGGACTTGATAAAGCGAGGACGAAGCAAACGCTTTGTATTCATCTAGTCCTTTTCTAAAGAGCTCGACTTTGTCGTTTTGTCCTGCGAGCCAAACCCCAACTCGGTTTTCAATTGAACTAAAATCCACGTCAACGAAGGTCTTGCCGTCTGGAGCTTTAATTGCTGATCTAACGAGGGAGGAGAGTTCTGACATAGTCCCCATTCCTTTACCAAATACTTGTGGTATTGCCACCTCAATTGCAGCATCTTCCAAAGTGGGACGCGCAATATTCTGTAAATTAAGTCCTCCACGGGACGCCCAGCGGCCAGTACTAGCGCCATGATATACCAGTGTATTCCGAATCTTTCCTTCACATTGTATCTCCAACATTTTAGCGTACTTAGCCACGCTAGTTTGGCTTCCTTCTTGGCGTAACTCTAAAGCACGCCTTACATTTTTAGATAATAACTCATCAGTTAATTTAGCCGCAACTGTCTCAGCTGTAAGGTTTGCCATGTCGGCACCTTGGGCATTTAGCCAACCTAACAGCTTGGTTCTTTCTGATGGTTTGCACCCCGTCAAAGCCAGTAATTCATCGTCTAAAGCACCTTGAGCCCGCTCTACAGCAAGGACAGCGTTTTGGAGCTCATTAGGAGCCACAGGAACGCCTCTTAGGTTGATCCGTTGGGTGAGGTACCAGACTTCTTGTTCGTGAGCTGTAAGAGGCTTTAAAACGCTTCCTATAGCCATTTCTGTACGCACGTCTTGGGCACAGTATTCAAACAGCTGTTTTAAAAGTTCTGGGTCATTATTAAACTCGCCTTTTCTCCCTGGTTTGCATAGCTTTTGGATTAGCTTTTTACCAATGGGGTCTTTCTGATATTGAGCATCTAAAAGGGCACCAGCGTCATCTAAAGCTTGGGGGATGTTATTGGCTGCTGCTATAGCCATGGTATCAATGCACTGCTCTAGTTTTAGTTCTGGCCAGCCGTACTTAGGCACACAGACGCAGTTCCAGATGGCGTACTCAAACATGGCGTTCCATGCCTGAATTTTGCCACCGTTTTCAACATAAACTAGCAATTTGTGTAATTGTGTTGAAAAATTGTCCATTGAGCCTAGTCGGACAGGCTGCGCTTTTACAACTTGTACATTGTCAGGTTGGGTGCCGAACGCAATACACAACACTTCTGTTGTAGGGTCGTTGGCGTAGATGTCCAAACCTACATCGGGTAGGTTGGCTTTACTGCGGGTCTCCAAATCAATGCTATAAATCATAAGTGCTCCTATGGCAACCGGACGTATCCGTAAGACTCTATTGTATCATAAAAAAGGGGCACCGAAGTGCCCCAAACCTACCACCATGTCTACTACTAAATCTTTTGTATTGCAATTTGGTATCCATCATGCACTACATTAAACTGATCTTTAAAAATATGACTAAATGCATCTACTGCCATTTTAGGTTTTTGCCGATCAGTAAAACCCTCTGGGTTCCAATGGTAATCATCAAAGAGCATAATGCCGCCGCTCTTTAATAACGGCCATGCCATACAAGCATCGGTAAGAACCGCTGGTGCGGTGTGGTCGCCATCGATATAGATAAAATCAAATACCCAATCTTTAGCTATTAAATCTGCTAATCCTTCGTATGATCTGCGTTTGAGTATGGTTAGCTGTTGATCTGGCTTTTTGGCTGTTGCAACATTAAAAGCAAACTGTTCATAAAGTTCTCTTAAATCCATATCTTTATGTTCCATGCTACCTTTAAATGGATCAACGCAAACCATAATACCTCGTTCACTTAAACCATTTTGCAAAAACCAGCAAGTACCACGACCCTCGAAGCAACCAATCTCAAGGAATGCTTGTTTCATTGGCAACATCGACATCAACTGCTCGATGTGTGGAATGTTGTATGTAAACCAATCTTGCGTGAAATTCATACGAAAATCCTATCTATTATTTGTTGCTTCTCGCCATTTGATAGACTTGACCAACTAGCAATCTCATCTCTTGTCCTTTGGCACCCACGACAGACATCCATGACGAGGGCGCAGATTCCAGTGCATGGACTCGCCACGTCCATGCCATGTTCCAATTGAGTAGATTGAGCGGAGGGCAAGCCCATGGATCAGATCTCACAGCTTCCGCCAGTACAGGCAAGCATCTGAGCACCTTCTACGTTGTCGGTTTCTTCTTGGAGAAGAGTCCAATCAATCTTTGGCATCTTAGCTTTAAGCTCCTCATACTGCTCTTCTGTGCACTCTTCATAAGGCGCCTGCTTGTAACTTCCTCCATCATGGGGAAGGTAGGAAACTCCGCTGATTTCATCGAAGTTTTCCCATGTCCATGCTCCGACACTTGGCCAGTCTTTTTCTTCGACTGAGATGGTGACTGAGGGCTTGTGCTCGCACCAGTGTCTTTGGTAAGTGAGCCAAAGTGCCAGATGGGAAATGGGGGTAACATCAGCTCTTGTAAGTCCGTCCGGAGCTTTTTTAGCGAAGCTAAATACTGTCGTTTGAGTGGGTTTGTATACGCAGTCCTCCGCAGGTACTCCTTGGGCGACCAAGAATTGTGTAAGAGGGTCCTTTTTATCTCCGCGTACTCGTCTAATGTAATATTTGGAATGTCTTGGATGAATTCCTGATGCGCTATCCACCAGTTGTGAAACTGTTCCGGAAGGCTTAACTGCTGTGATTGCAGTGCTTTCAGGTACTCCAAGTAATGCTGCCCATTCTTTATTAGTCTCTCTGGCGCAGATTCGTAAATCTTGTAAGAGCTCATTTAATTTATCTCCTTGGGTTGTGAGAAGGGGATTATCATAGATTCCGGTGAGGGAGACACCCAAAAGCCGTTCCTCTTCAGTATTTCTCTGCCACACCTTGCGCAAATAGGGGAACTTTGTAAAGGTAGACTGGATGGTGCCAAGGATAGTGGCGATGCGCACTTTGCGCATGAGAGTTTCTCTTGTGTCGTCATGTCGTACTACAGCCTCAGTAAGATTACAGAATTGGTATGGTCGGAGGATAATTTCCGAGCACGGATTAGTTCCGAACTCAAAATTTGGATCTCGATGCCCGTATTTTTCAACCGTCTTTTTAGCAGCCTCCCGATTAAAAATCCCTCGTTCACCGGAATGGGAGTTGTAAAGTGACAACCACTCCTCCATGAATTTTCCGACAGTAGGTGTTTCATTATAGACCGCACTGTTGTTCGCAAGAGCGCGGTGGGGCGCGGTTTCCCACCATGGTCCAGCTTTAGCATGTCGAATCCTTTCATCATCTAAGTCTGACAAGGATATCATAGCTGAGCGACGAACGCCGCCTACTACAACTACCTCACCAATTTTGCACATTAAATCGTGGCACTCAAGCGAATTGAGGCGACGACCCTTTGCACCTTTAAAAGTGTTTACAGTAAATTGAAATAAATCAATTAATGGTTCTGGCCCGGAAGCTCTTCCACCAAATGTTTTGAGTCGAGCTCCGGCAGGTCGGACGGTAGAGACGTCCCACTTAGGTATTTCGCCTGAATATAGGTGGGCGATAAGCAAACGTAATGATTTTGCCCAGCCTTCTTTGGAGTCGTGTACTTGGATGGTTCCATTGTAATCAAACAAGTTTTCTGGCACTTCGGGCAAACGGTTAATGTACTTGGATTCAACTGAGAACCCAACGCCAGTTCCGCAAAGCAAAATGAACATGGCTTCGTCAAAACTCTTGGGGTCATCCACTGGGAGATAGCTGCAATTATAGATGCAAGTATTGTCACGATCGGCACTCTTTCCTGCCGTCATCATGGCACGCATGGACGGCATTAAATCTAGGTTATGGATAGAATCAAAAATTTCTTTCTTTAATTTGGTGTTGTCTGTAATGGCTGGAATTCTGGTAAAAATGTAATCTACAAATCGGTTAACTGTTTCTGCCCAAGTCTCTCTTCGTTGTTTTTCGTCTATAAAACGGGCATATCTACTGGCGGCTATATATTCTTGATATTGATCCATGGTTTTTTTATTGTAAGGTTAAAGGGAAAAATGCCCCACCAAACTTCGGTGGGGCTAGGCACTACAGGGGAGGAACTACAATGAAACTTTTAAGCGAAATCAACAGCTGCTGATACACCGCCACCACCAAGACGCTCACCGTCTTCAAGCTTTTGGACATTGCCTAAACCACAAGCAATACCCTTAGAGCCTTCCATATTGTATGGATAGAACTCAATTGCGGCACGGCCATAGCAACCTGAATAGAATTCATCTGGATCGATGATTGCATTCATATCAGCATCAACGATACCTGGCTTCTTAACAGAGTTGGCATTGATGAACATGGAGCCAGCATAGGCTGCATCTTCTTTCTCTAAATCACCATCACGCAAACCACCTTTGAGCATCTTTGGAACTGTACCACCAAAGTAGCCAGCGGAGTTTGCTTTAGCTTCTTCAAAAGCTTTGTTTACTTTAGCAATGGTTTCTTTGTCAGACTTAGGAATAATGATAGACACAGAATACTTAGGTGTCTTGCCATCGCCTTTGTCTAATGGCGTAAACACATTAGCGTAAGAGAAACGAACTTTACCAGTTACAACACGAGGATTTTTTGTAGCCATCTTGCTTCCTTTTTAACTTAAAATTGATTGGACTTTATCGGTGCCAATCTCTACCGTACTGTAAGAAGTATACCACAGTTTCCAATGGTGTACCCCAAAAACATTATTGCTGGGCCAGTGTGTCCTTTTAACAACTGGTCAACTGCTACGCCTAAGTATATCAGAGTTGAAATAACAATTAATGGTGTGCTCATCCCGCAAAGTCCTCGATTGAATTATCGGGAACTAATTTAGGTGCTGAATCGGGTCTTACAATTAAATCACCTAACAACCCAACAATCTGACCTTTCTTGCCTAACTTTTCAATTTGAGGTACTGACTTTGGTTTTACTTCATATAAGTCTTCTTTGTGAAAACCTTTTTCCAAAAGAATTGTTTCAGCTAAAGCAAAATCTGAAATCTTTCTGTGACCTTTTGGTACTACCAATTTAAAACCAACGGGTATCACATTTTCGTGTACTGCTTTTTGTGTAGCATATTCTTCAATATCATTCACATAAGACTTTAATTGTGATGCTTTTGAAAGTACTAGACGGAACTCTTCTTCGTCTAGTAGCGGAGCTGGACGAAAATCCAGTGATGCTATTTCGTTGACGAAGTCCGAGCGCGCTTTGCACGTGGCTTTGGCGCGGCAGAACTGGCAGTGTTCGCCTGGGACGAATTCGCCCGTGCCTGTCCACGCTTTTTTGGCTTTTGGGGCAACAAAGTATTTTCCCCACTCGACAAGTTTGGCGATGGTCGTGCCATCGATGCTAATAGAGTCGAGTCTTGGCTGGACAATGATTGTGCGAACTTCTTTGATCGTTGGGAATTCTTCTTTATAACGCTCATAGGCACCGAGGGAATAAAGACGGAGTTGTTCGTTGTTAACGGCAGAGACAGGAATGCCTGCACCAGCTTTAAGATCGATAACTGTAATTGTGTTTTTGTTAAGGATAATGCAGTCCGCAGTTCCAAAACCCTCTGGTATATATTCTGTAAGATCGACCCTTGCCTCGATAATAGCCGTGTCTTCGCTACCAATTTGAGAGCGGACATAGTTGACATAGATGTCGGAGATGTCTTCAATTTCTTGGGAGTAGAGCGGGTTTTGTTTAATGATTTCAAGTTCTGTGCCATATTCTTCACTTTCTATTTTACCTAGTTGATGTTTAAGTTTAATTTCTGATAAAGAATGGGCAAGAGTTCCTTCTCCAGAATAGTCTTTTTGTCCTTGGCGACGAGGAGGCTCTGGAAGAGTAGCTTCAAGCCTTGGAGATGGGGTACAACGCAACCATCTGTGAGAAGATGATGCACTTAGTAATGCGTGACTTGTCATTCTGATTTCCTTGTTTAACTGTTTTATTTGGGTATATCTACTTATGCAAACTTTAACACAATTTTAGCATGTTTTTGTTTCATCATATGATAAATATTCAATTGCTGATTTAAGTGCTTGAATTGAATCATTAAATAATCCCAAGCCGTGGTTACATTTTTGACACAAAAATCCTCTAATTTTTCCAGTTGTGTGGCAATGATCTAAATGTGCTTTATTTCCCATTTCTATACCAATTTTACAAATTGCACATTTACTGTTTTGTTTTTCTAATATTTTTAATACATCTTCTAATTTTAAACCAAATTTTTTAATATATTTAGTATTTCTACTTTTATCTATATTATTTTCTCGCCATTTTCTTTTTTGTATGGTATTACAGGATTTACATGTATATTGATATCCGTCCCCTTTTGTGTTATTGCTCTTACTAAACTCAGAGAATGGTTTTTTTGTATTGCAAACATTGCAATTTTTCATTGATACTCCTATAAGTAGATTGGTGGACTAGCCAATGTATAGGCATTGGCAAGGGAGCTACCCGATTCGTCCTTGGTTGATTGTATTACTGTTTTGCTTCTCGTAACTGCTTGATTAAATTAGAAACTTCTCCGGCGAAATCAATCTTAATATCTTGTTTAATTTCTGCTTTAATTTCTCGTGTTTCTTTGTAATCTTGTGGAAACTGACCTCTTAAAGCAACTTCAACAATACGGCTGTTAAATGCCTTATTACCCACATTGGCGAGCATCTCTCGCTCCCAATATGCTTGTGAGTGTACAAGAGCCATATCAAGAGCATCTTTAAACTCTGGGTACTTTTTTTCCCAGCTTTTAGCTACGTCTTTAGTTATGCCAATATCAGCCCAAATCATTTTTTGTGAAGCACCTTGCTGACCTAACTCGATCATGCGTTCACACATCTCGGGTTTGAAGGTATATTTTCTAACTGCCACACTTCCACCTTTTCAGTGCTGCTGCTTTGCGTGTTGGTTTACCGTTCTCATCTTTCATGGGTCCGGGCATGCCAGACATGCGGGCACAGAATGATTTCTTGCGTGGTCCGCCTTCTGGTTGTGGTGCTTTTAAATTGGAGCCAGTAGCCTTATTATAGGCTTTACGACCCGCTTCAGTCATGCCAGCACCTTCTTTGGTGGTAAGGTAATGACGGCCTTTACCTTTGGTTGTTTTACTAATTGGGTTTGCCATTATTTTTTCTTTGCAGTCTTAGCGGATTCAACAAATGCTTGCTTAGTAGGTGCACCTTTGGCACCGGGTTTGCGCATCTTTTCGCCAGAGCCAGCTTTTATACGTTCTCTCTTTGCGTTGATGTTGGCGTATAAGCCGGGTTTGGTTGCCATAATATCTCCTTGTTAAATAGGGGCCAGTCTTTCCTGGCTGTCAGTTTAAGCGTCCTTAAACAAATGCAGGGCTTCTTTACGCCCGCAGAAGCGCTTCACAGCGAGTCCTATATCTACTTATGCAAAAAACGCTTAATTTTCGCCCAAAGACTAGGTTTCTTCGCTTTCTCTTGTGCAATATGCTCTTTTAACAATGCAATTACACCAATTTCCACCAACTTACCATTTGTGTAAGGATTAAGATCTAAGTTGTAAGTTGCTGAACCGTCTTCATGATCCATAGCATGGGTCATGGTGAACTGGATATCATTACCGTCCAAAAGGTATGCTGGCAAGGATTGTTGCGTGTTCGTTGTCTGCTTCGACTTCAATGTGGATGGTTTCTTCTTTTTTGTTGAAGATCTCGTCCCAGTTTTTGTCGAATTGGTCTTTGTTACTGATGGGTCGTGGGGCATCGCCTTTTCCTCCGTCGTGGGTTGTCATTTTGGTTCTTTCGCTTTCTTAATTCCTAAACCAGCGCGCAGTTCGTGGCTGTACAATTTTTTAACTGGCTTTTTAATTTCGCCAGCTTCCTTTGCCACTTTGGCCGCTTTCTCTCTGCCAACAAATTCTTTGTTTGATAGCAAGAAGCCGCGCTTATCGGCGTTCTTTGGTCGATCAGCTTTCTTTTCAATCTCGCTGTGCGAGTATGCTGGTGAGTCGGTAATCACTTTGCCAGACTTTTCTTTTACTGCGGGTTTGGTTACTTTTAGTTTTGCCATTATTTATTCCATAATAGTATTAATACAAGTCCGATGATTGCTGCGTATCCGATGATTTCCATTATGCGTTCCTATGGTATGCGTCGTTAGGGTTGGCCAGCATGCTGGCAATGAGTTTGTCAACAGTGGGGAACCACTGGATGACTTTGAGGCCGTCTGCTTGGTAGATGGTGAAGCTCATTCTGTTTTAATTGCAAAGTGTTTGCCTACTGTTTCCCACACAATGCCTTTCCAATGTTCGTTAAACTCTTTC